CCCTGCTGCCGGGCCGTGTCGTAAGCGGTCTGGGCCAGCTCCCGGTAGGCCTCGCCCATGTTCCGCAGCTGCTCGGCCAGGTCGCGGCCCTTGTCGGTGGTGACGTCGATCTGGCCGTGCGCGTCTACCAGCCCATCGACCACCCCGGCGATCTCGCGCTGGGCACCGTCCAGGCTCTCCCGGATGCTGTCCAGGCTCTCCTCGAAGGAGGCGGTGGCCTCCTCCAGGCTCAGGGTCACCCCGAACAGGCGGCGCCACGCGTCGTTGAGCGCATCGACGTGCTCGGTCAGGTCCGCGGTGCGTTTGCGCAGCGTGTCCAGGCTCTCGCGCAGCTCGGCCGCGCCAGGCTCGGCCTCGCGCATGGCCTGGCTGGCCCCGCCCAGGGCGGACTGCTCACGTTCGAAGTCGGTGATGGCCCCCTGGACGCTGCCGCGCAGCCCGTCCAGGGCGCCGAGCAGCTCGGCCGCGGCCCGGCCCTTGTCAGTGGTGGTCTCCACCACCGAGCCCATCGACGCGTCAAACCGGTACTCCAACCGGATGATCTCATCGAGCCGGCGGCGCAGCGCGTCCAGCGCCGGCCCACCCTCGATGAGCGCATCGACCAGCTCGCCGTGGGTGAGACCAGCCCGCTCCACCGCCCCGGCGATCTCCCGGTAGGCCTCGCTGTTGACGATGGCCAGCCGGGCGTTCGAGTCGAACACCCCGCCGGCCTCGCGCAGCGCGCTGGCCAGCGAACGCTGGTCCGCCGCGGCGTCCTCGGAGCGGGCCCCGAACAGGGCCAGCGCCCCGGCTGCGGCGGTGACCGCCAGGCCCCAGGGCCCGCCCAGCAGGCCCATCACCCCACCGAGCACCCGGCTGGCCGTGCCGCCGGCCGCCCCGGCGCCGGCCAGGCGCTCGCGCAGCACGCCGATCGCGCCGGCCACCCCGTCAATGGCGCCGCGGGCCGCGCCCACGATGCGCAGCGCGGTGCCCAGGGACACCCAGGCCCCCACCAGCGGGCCGAGCGCCCCCGCCAGGGGCTCGACGACGGCCAGGGCGCCCTCCAGCAGGTCCAGAATCACCCCCAGGGCGGTGGACACCACCGGCAGCGCGCCCCCGCTGAGCTGGCCGAGCACCGCCAGCAGCCGCTCGATCACCGCGGCGGCCTGGTCGCCGTGCTCGGCCCACACCCCGGTCATCGCGGCGACCGTGCCTGCCATGGCTGGCAGCACGGCCGCGACGATCCGCCCCAGGTGGTCCAGGCCCCGGCCGGCGTCCTCGCTGCTGTCGGCCACGATCGAGCCGAAGTCGCTCACAGCCCGGCCGGTGGTCAGCAGGAACCGCTCCAGGCCGGCGAACACCGGGCCGGACCGGGACACCATCGTGACCAGCCCGGGCATGGCCTGCCGGGTAAAACCGACCACTCCGCGGGTCAGGGACTGCACCGCCGGCACCGCGTCGGCGAACGCCTGGCGCAGCTGGGGTCGCAGGTCCTGGTAGGCGGCCCCGATCTCGGCCGCGGCGGTCACGTAGGCCTGGGCCAGGGGGGCCGCGTCCCGGGCGGCCCCTTCCCGCAGGTCCTGGCCCAGCGTGGCGTAGGCGCTCCGCACCTCGCTGCTGCTGGCCACCGCGGCGGCCCCGATGCCGGCCAGCGCCACCGGCACCGCCCCCACCGCCGTGACCACTGCCGCTGAGCTGGCCGCCGCGGTGGCCGCGGTGAGGGCCATCGACCGGCTGGCACTGGTGGCCACCCGGTCGATGGAGCGGGCGACGCGCTCGAACGTCGGGGAGGCCCGGTCCACCCCCAGCACGGTGAAGACGAGGTCACGGGCGGCCACGGCTCACCCCCTCGGTCTCGGTGGCCCGCCGGTGCTCATCGACCAGCGCGCAGCAGGTGTAGAAGTGCGGCAGCGTGAGCCGGCCCACGTCCGGGGGCAGCCAGTGCCACAGCACCACGAACCACGGCAGGTAGCGGGCTAGCTGGTCGCGGATGCTGACCGTGGGCCCTCGGTAGGGTCCGGGGCCTCCTCGCCGGCCGGGGTGGCGTCCTGGCCGGGCCGGGGCAGGAACTCCAGCCGGTACTCCCCCCAGGCGAAGGTCAGCACCGGCGAGTCGAACGTGATCTGCTCGCCGGCCTGCCGCCGGGCCAGCCAGTACAGGGCCTTGACCGCGAGGGCCGAGCCGTCCCGGAAGGCCAGCAGCAGCTGGTCCCAGGTGCGGCCGGTGGCCGTCTCGGCCTCAATCGCCTGGTCGACCGTGATCCGCTCCAGGTCCAGGGTGTAGCTGGCATCGCGCACGGTGAATCGGCACAGGGTGCTCATGTCCTCATCTCGCTATCTGCTGGGCGATGGCATCGACGGCCTCGCCGGCGCGGGCCCGGATGCGGGGACCGTGCCGGCGCATCGTGGTGGTGAACCAGCCCGGCGGGCTGGCGGTTTGGGTCACCCAGGCGTCCCGGTTGCCGAACACGGGGTGCCGCCACTGCCCGCGGTCCAGGTGCCGAGGAAGCCGGCGCTGATCCGGGGGCAGGTGCCGGGTCTGGGTGCGGATGCGCACCCCGGCCGAGCGGCCCCCGAGGGCCACCTGCACCCGGGTGGCCCGGGCCACGGTGGCGCGCAGCCCCCGCCCGGCGTACGCCCGGGCCTTGGTCCGCTCGGTGACCCGGCGCGCGCGGGACAGGGTGTGGGCGGCCCGGGCCTGGCCACCCCCGCCGCGGCTGGCCTGGTTGGACAGGCCCAGCACCTCGCGTTGGGCCGCGGTGACCGCCGGCTGGGCTGCGGTGCGCATGCGCCGGGCCATCTCGCGGCGCAGTCGCCCGTCACCGGCCGCCCGGAGCCGGGCCGCCACCACCCGGAAGTCCCGGGTGCCCTTGATCTCGACACGCGCCGGCACCGGGCACCCCCTAGGGCGTGGTGTCGGTGGTCTGGTACTCGATGACCAGCGAGGCGGTGCCGGTGTCCACCACCCGGATGGGCACCTGCTGCATCAGCAGCTCGGCCCCACCCACCACCGGGGTGTTGGCGTCGATGCGCACCTGGGCCGTGATCTGCAGGTGCGAGCGGTACGTGCCGGCGATCGTGGGACCCTCCAGCAGCACCACCAGCTCGGCCGGCGGCTGGTCGGGGGCGGCCTGGACGAACCGCTGGTAGAGCGCCAGATCCTCGAAGCCGACTTCCAGGGTGCCGGTGATCTCGCGCAGTGCCATCTCGGACGGCTGCCGGCGCAGCGGATTGCCGAGGCAGTAGCGGTCCTCGGCCAGGCCGTTGGTGCCCTGCAGGGACAGCGAGCGCACGCACAGCTCGGCCCCGTCCAGGGTGATGGCCCCGCGGGCCCAGGTCAGCAGGCTGGACCCGGCCGGGTAGGTGGCCGTGGCCAGGGGGGTGGCCGTGGTGCAGTCCTGGCCCAGCAGGGACAGCTGCAGGGTGGCGATCTCGTCCACCTGGCACTCCAGCGTCCAGGACGAGATCCGGCACCCGGTGTAGGTGAACGGGTGCACGGTGCCGGCCTGGTCCGGCCGGCCCACCTGGACGGTCAGCCCCGTCGGTAGGTCACCGATCGCGAACCGGTGCCGGTACACCTCGGGGGCGCCGGACGCGTCCGGCTGGTCGGTGGTCACACCCCCCAGCGCGTGCTTGAGCCACAGCCCCAGGCCCTGGGTCTCCACCTCCAGCGCCACGTCCCCGGCGACGCTGCGCCGGCCCGGGGCCCACCGATCGGCGCGCAACAGCCGGCCGCCGGAGCGCAGCGCGGTGGACTCCATGCGCTGCACGTCCAGGGCCAGGGACTCGGTGCGGAACGGGAAGAACCGGCTGATGGTGGCCGCGGTGCCGTAGGTGGTCTCCTCGCCGGCGCCGAGCTGTGCGGACAGGCCGCTCGGGATGGCCATCAGTCGCCCTCCTCACGCGTGCGGCGGGGCCGGGCCTCGGCCCAGCCCTGGGTCAGCAGTGGCCGAGCCACCTCGTCGGGCACATCGACCACCTGGCCGCGCTCCACCACCAGGCCGAGCGCGGGCACGTGCACGGCCCGATGCGGGCCGGGGTAGCTGATACGCATGGGGTCACTCCAGGTCAGATGCGGGCCCGGTAGGCCACCTCGAAGGTCAGGACGGCGAGGCTGCCGCCCTGCTGCTCTTGCCGGTAGGTGATCTGGCCCCCGACCGCGGTCCACAGCACCAGGCCCCCCAGGGTGGGGTCGGTGTCGGGCTGGCCGGGGCGCAGCAGGGTCTCCAGGGCGGCCATCAGGGCGAACACCTCGGCGCGGCGGGCCCGCAGGTCGGTGTCGCCGGCCCGGGCATAGGCGGTGCAGGTGATGAAGCCGCTCTCGTCCTTGGCGCCGCGGCCGAGGGTGGCCCACTCCTGCTGGGCGGTGGCCGCGGTGGCGCTCTGGTCGTCATCCCCGAGGGCTAGGACCCGCCGGTCGGCCAGCTCGGTGGCCGGCGGGCCGTCCAGGATGCGCACCCCCTCCAGGGGGGCGCCGGGCGTGGTGGCCGCGGTGCACAAGTCCACCAGCGCGTCCAGCACCAGCGGCAGTCGCGAGGGCAGCATCAGGCCACCCCCGGGGGCAGGCGGTCCGGGGCCAGCAGCTCCAGCGCCCGGTTCGGCACCGCATACCCCAGGCCGGGCACCGGGGTGCCGACGTCGTAGTCATCGGCCCCGCCCAGCGGGGGCAGGCCCGGGCCGGTCTGGGTGCGCCACAGGTGACGCAGGATGACCAGCGCGGCCGTGCGGATGTGCGCGGGCACCACCGGGCGGCCCGCGGTGTAGGTGACGCGCAGCGGCCCGCGCAGCACCAGGCCGGCCCGGTGTCGCACCACTCCGTCCGGGGTGACGTCCAGGTCGGCCACGGCGTAGCTCGGGCCGTCGTCCAGCACCGCTTCGGCTGCGACCAGCTCCAGCACGGGGGGCCGGCGCAGCACCAGCACCGACCCGCCAGCGTGGTCCTCGGTGAGGGTGCGCCGCACCACCGGGCCCACGTAGTGTTCCACCACCGCCGTGGTGGCCTCGATCAGGCCGCGCAGCTCCTCGTCCTGCACCGGCGAGGGCGAGGGGATGTTCAGGAAATCCTTGGCTTCGGCCAGCGAGAACAGGGCCGGCGAGGAGGCCGGGCGCACCTCGAACACCTCGGTGTACGCGGCGGCCGGCCCCTCCCACACCCAGCGCACCTCGTGTCGCCCGGGCTGGGTGGTCACGTAGTCCACCGTGTACACACCCGGGGTGCTCGGCGGGGGCACCGCCGGCGTGGTGGTGGTGCCATCCGGCAGGGATATCGTCACCGTGACGGAATCCGCCGTCACCAACTCACCCGCCGGGTCGCGGCACTCGCCCACCAGCCGGGCGGTGTCGCCCAGGTCGTAC